GTCACGAAAACTGCGACAACCAAATCCGCAATCACTCTAACGGTTGGATCTATGCACGTGAAGGGATCACCCAACCTGAAGGTATTAATCAGCTTGCCTTGGATGCCTGTGCTGCTCTTGGTCTATATTCAGGTGCTGTAGATATTATCTGGAATGAACATGAAAATAAATGCTATGTTCTAGAAGTCAACACTGCTCCAGGCATTGAAGGTACTACTTGTAAGAAATACACCAATAAAATTATTGAAAGCTTAACAGCATGAAACTACTGCCATATCCACACCAGATGGGCTTAGGTGAAGCCTTCCAAGCAAATGACATGAAATTTGCTTTTGTCAATCCTCACAATGATGATTTTCAAATGGTTCATTCATGGGTAAAATGCCGTGAATATTTCAATGAACTTCTCATGAAAAATCACCATCCTGAATATGAATTTGTAACTACATATGGATTTGATTACAAACCAGACGAATTTCCATTAGATCTAAGTGCTACACGAATCGCTGTAAAATTCATGTCTACTAAACAAAAACAAGTATTCATGGACAATCTACAATGGATTCATTCTGTGGAATCTGCGAATGACATTGACCACACAGTTGTTCATGATATTAGTGCACAAGAAGTTCTGCTCATTGCAAGTAAACTGTGGATTCAGAAATGTCTACTAACAAATATCTATACACTATTGGTCAAGTTGGCTGCATTGAATGTTACAGCCTATACGAAAACTTCTCTATTAAATATTAAGATCAAAGAACAAACTCCAAGCGAAATTGACTACATCAAGCGTCTAACTGTACCTGTATTCAATTCTATCTTGGAAAATTGCACAGTAATCGCTGAGATTCCATCTAAGTATGTTGATGGTACTGAGGAAGTACGTCTACCATACGCGGTACATGGATATTCAGGTCTTATGACACTCATTAACCATAAAACAAAAAAGAAATCAGAAAATGTTCTTTATGCACTAACAAATGGTCTAAAGAAAGCCTTCCTTGGTAAGTATAAAACTGCTTTCATCAAGGAAGCAACATGAGTGGAAGATGCAAATCTTGCGACTCAATCCTTGAAGAATGGGAAATGAAAATGGTTGACCCAGCTACACAAAAATACACAGAACTTTGCTCTGTCTGTATCGAAGAAGGTGATGTGTTTGAAGATTGGTTTGATCTAGACAACCTTACAGTGGATGATACACTATGAACCCGTGGCTCCGCCCATCAATCCAACAGCCTCGCCGAATTCGTAAAATGATTGACAAATTCGTATCTCCTGTGGTATACTGTCAACAAGTAATACAAGAATATTGGAAAACGTGGCACTCAGTATACAAACCGGAGAATACTAAAAATGACAACAACCAAAGAAAAGAAAGCTGAATACGACAAGAAACGTAGACAAGCAAATCCAGAATATTATTCACAAAAAGCAATGGAATGGAGTAAAGCAAACCGTGAAAAGGTTTTACTTTCTTCTAAAAAGAATTGGTATAAAACTAAATATGGAATCACGATAGAAGAATATAAACAAAAATTAGAAAATCAAAACTATTGCTGTGCTATTTGCAATAAACATGAATCTAACTTTGTTAGACAATTAGCTGTCGACCATTGTCATGCAACTGGTAAAGTTAGAGATTTACTTTGTCCAAAATGTAACTTAGCTTTTGGATATGTAAACGAAGATATAACAATTTTAGAAAACATGATTTCATATGCACATAGACACACACTGTGTAAGACATGAAGCTTGTCCAAAATGTAGAGAGAATGGAAATGACAGAAGTGGTAATAACCTTGGGGTGTATTCTGACGGCCATTGTTTTTGTTATCGTTGTGGTTACACTACAGGTCGTAAATCATTTACAAGAACAGAGCAACCGCAATCTCAAAGAATTGTCCTACCTTCAGACGTTACTACGGAGTTACCATTTGAAGCAAGAGCTTGGCTTGGACAGTATCAACTGGCACGATTAGATCTTAATCGTAATCACGTTATGTGGTCAGAAAAATGGTCTCGCATCATCTTCCCTTACTTCAACGAAAATGAACTCCTCGCATGGCAAGGTAGATATGTTGGCACAGACAAGACAAAAGCGAAATGGTTCTCACAGGGTAAGATCCATGAGATCATCCATCCAGTGCAGGTTACAAAACGGAAAGCTGTATTGGTTGAAGATATTGTATCTGCGATCAAGGTTTCACGGCAACGAGGTGCGATTCCCATCTTTGGGTCCTCGATCTCTGCTAAACAGATCCTACGACTTAAGACAGTAGTGGATGAGGTGTGGCTTTGGATGGACCCTGACATGCGAACCAAGAGCGTTAAAATGGCTAAACTGAGCAATCTATTGGGGCTACCTGCTCATGTAATCTTCTCAGACAAAGACCCAAAGGAAGAATCAATTGAAACTATTCGAGCTAAACTCTCCATGTAAAGTCCGCCTTATTGGAGACATTGGTGTACCAGTAGCAGCAATGGGTCTAAAAGGCGGAGACATTATACATTTCAAACATATTGATGGGATGTATTCATATTGCAAAAATGAAAATGGAGATACAGTACATCCAGCAGCTTGGACAGAGGTAGAAATTGTCGATACAAACATCCTCAGAGAAAATCAAGCAACGTCGTAGTCAGATGTTGATTCATTCTTATCTTTATTATCATATGGACACATCTATTGTGTCTGATGATCAATGGCAACAATGGGCAAATGAACTACAATATCTACAGGATCTTTTCCCTGATCCTATTGGATTCTATGACAAAGAGTTCATAGATTGGGATGGTTCAACAGGTATGCACTTACCAAAGGACAATTGGATTAGAGACAAAGCACAACAGCTCTTGACAAGTATGGGAAAGTAGTATATAATAAATATATATTAATATAAAGGATAAAGACTATTAAAGAATATATAAATATAATTAAATATCTATTTAATAATAATATATATAATAAATATATTACTTATATAGATACTAACAATGAAAACAAAGAACTGATCTTTTTGTATACTTGTCTTAGAGAGATGCACTCTGTCTATAAAAAGGATCTATCCTTCGAAGAGTTCTCCATGTATTGTCTATCGAAGGTAAATGACAAGGATCGTGAGGTAGTAGAATCCCTTCTAAGCACCCTGCAAAGCGCTACAATCGACGAACAGCTCATAGGTGATGTCCTCACTACCCTACGTAATAAAAAACTCGCCTATGACCTCGCATTAGTTTCTTTAGATGTGAGTGAGGGACGGTCATCAGTAGACAAGATTTTCAGTACCTTTGATGCATTTGAACAAAAACGTGAAATAGAACAAGTTGAATTTGTTTCTGGAGATTTAAATGAACTTTACAACGATGCCGTCAAAACAACTGGACTCCGTTGGCGACTTACAACTCTTAACAGAATGCTTGGCTCTTTGCGAAAAGGAGATTTCGGTTTCATCTTTGCTAGACCGGAATCAGGTAAAACTACCTTTCTTGCATCAGAGATTACTTACTTTGCAGGACAGCTTGCAGCAGAAAGTGGTCCAATCCTATGGTTCAACAACGAAGAACAAGGAAGCAAAGTTATGCTTAGATGCATACAAGCAAGCCTTGGAATCTCTCAAGCAGAGTTGTTCTCCAACATTAATCAACATCAAATTACCTTTAACAGTAACGGTGGACAACACATTAAAATCTTCGATTCCGCCAACATCCATCGAAGACAGGTTGAACAACTTTGCAAGGAGCTTAAGCCAGCCCTTGTTGTATTTGATCAAATTGACAAAATCAAAGGATTCACTGACGACCGCGAAGACCTCCGACTTGGGGCAATTTATATTTGGTCTAGAGAACTTGCAAAGACATACTGTCCTACTATTGGAGTATGTCAAGCTGATGCGTCAGGAGAAGGTAAACGATGGTTAACAATGGAAAATGTAGCAAATGCAAAAACCTCTAAACAAGCAGAAGCAGATTTCATCCTCGGAATCGGCAAGACACATGACACAGCCCTTGAATATGTCAGACACTTTCACCTCTCCAAGAATAAATTGTCCGGGGATGCCGACACTGAGCCGGAAATGCGTCATGGCAAGGCAGATGTACTCATCCAGCCGTTAATAGCACGATACAAAGATATGGAGTTTTAATGGAGATAGTTAAGCACCACAAAGTTAAGGCATTCTCACGTAAAAACATGATGGATTTTGCTAAGGTTATTCGCAATTGTAATCTTAGACATGACGAACGTGATAAAATTGCATGGGCTATTGCTGCATATCTGGAAAAAGAAGATATGTTCTTTGATAGGCAAAGATTTCTAAAAGTAGCAGATGGTCGTCTAGAAGATGACCATAAAACAAAAGCTTACTCAACCGTTAAGGAGAAACAAAATGACCCAGAAATTTGACATTCCAATCAACATCTCAATCCTCGCAAAAGACGAAGCAGAGGCTGAACGTGCTGTTCTAGCTTATCTACGCACTGCAGGAAAGGTTATTGATTGTCCCGAGTTAATTGACTACGAACTTTTCGAGTTTGTATCCAACGACTTGTCTCAATCATGTTGCTGCTAAATGATCCTCGTACTGGACTATTGACATTTCCTTTATTTTGTGTTATACTATTAGTATAAATAATATTTAAAGGAGATGTTAATGGGACGACCTAGAATTTTATCTGATGAAGAACGCAAAGAGTATATTTTAAATTGGAAAAGAGAAGCTCGAAGAAAACGAGGACTTCAAAAACAAGGACGAAAACCTTTGTCTGAAGAAGAAAAGGAAATAAGTAAAGAAGCCCGGCGTTTATATCAACTTGAATGGAATAAAACACATCCATGGAATTCAAAAAATAAAGTAAGTAGATTACTATGGTCCGCTCGGAAACGAGCTAAATGTCAAAACCTTCCCTTTGATATTACAGAAGAAGATATTCTGATTCCATCCCATTGTCCATACCTAGGAATTGAATTATGCAACGGTTCTCCAAGAGGATCAGCACGAAACAATGTAGCATCTCTTGATAAGATCGTTCCTGAGTTGGGATATATAAAAGGAAATGTAGAGGTAATTTCACATCAAGCAAACACAATGAAAAATGATGCAAGTAAAGAGGAGTTAGTTCAATTTGCACACGAAATTCTTAAAAGATATGCCTAATTTAACTCTCTGCATCGACGTTGAGACAACTACACACAACATTGGGAATGTATATGATCCAAGGAACCTGCTATGCCTATTGGTAATAAAGGCTATTTCAAAGAATTCAACGACTACATACTCTTTCAAAAAGCAATGGGACGTTGGCCGTATAAATGAAATCTTATCTATGGGTAGGTTGCTTGTCTTTTTTAACGGCAAGTTCGATCTGTCTTGGCTTCGACGTGAGTTTGGATATGTCCCTCCTTTCGGGACTCGTATCTACGATTGTCAATATGCTGAGTTTATATTTAGTAATCAAACATGGAAGTTCCCTGATCTACGAACCGCTTGTCTTAACAGAGGATTATCACCCAAACAAGACTACATCAGTGAGCAGTATTGGTCACAGGGGATTGACACACTAGACATCCCTATGGATGAACTTGAAGAGTATTGCGTTAACGATGTAGAAATTACATATGAACTTTACGTCGATCAACTCAAGGACTTTGCAACAAAGTATCCTCACATGCTTAAACTCTTTAAGCTGCACATGCATGACCTGCCTGTACTTCTAGAGATGGAATGGAATGGATTGAAATATAATTTGGGTCGGTCATTAGAAATCGCTGAAGAAAACGATATTCGCATTACTGATCTAGAAACACAACTCAACAATATTGTTGACTTTGAAATTAACTGGAACTCAAACAATGAAAAATCTACTATCCTTTATGGTGGCAACATTATCCGCGAACATAAAATGCCAATCGGACATTTTAAAACTGGTGCTAGAGCAGGCCAAGTCAAATACAAAAGTGTGGAATCAGCAACGGAATTCCCACAACTCGTCTCCCCCTTAACAGAATATCAATTCGGAGAAAAGAAAGAAAACCGCTCAGTAGCGGAAGATGCACTGCGATCTCTAAAACCAAGCAAACTGGCTAAGAAACTTATTGAGTTAATTCTTGAGCGTAGTAAACTAGAGAAGCAAAATGGAACGTATCTTAGAGGACTTCCCAAAAAGATACAGACAATGAATTGGGGCGAATACCTGCATCCCTCGTACAATCAGTGCGTAGCAGTAACGGGACGGATCGCTAGTAGTAACCCCAACGGTCAAAACATTCCTCCAATTGGGAAGCGCCTGTGCGAGAGTAGATTCTAATGCCTTATTTTACAGTTTGTCAAAGCATGACCATAAATGGACCATATAAATGGTACTGGTCTGTGCATCAAGTTGGTGGTCATATGTATCATCTTTCTATTCCATTTGATACTTATACAGAGTGTGTAGAAGATCTCCAAGCTTTTGGTGAATTGTGGAGAAAGGATTTAATATGATTGTCAATGTAGATGCAAAAAGCCTCGAATGGTGCACATATTTGCATTTGAGTCAAGACAAAAATGGAATCGAAGAATGGCACAATGTTGTAAATGATCCTAGTAAGTTTGATATTCACCTTGACAATCAAACGAAGTTCACTCTACCATCACGCTTGATTGCGAAGAGATTTCTATTTCGTTGGATTTATCGTGGACCAGCCTTTGCTTATTGCCATGATCCAGATTTTGCGGTAGTAAGCAACAAGCAGCAATATTGGCAAGATGTTATTGACCAGTATTATTCAAAGTATTATGGATTGTACAAGACACACATGAAATATCTACAAGAGGTGAATTCAACTGGAAAGCTGCGTTCACCTGTTGGTAGAGAATTCACATTCAAGAAAAATAAACGTGGAGAATTTTCTGAATATGAAATTACGAACTATCCTAACCAGAGTCTCGGAGCAGATGTTATGGCTGTTGCTAGGGTTAGTCTCGCTGCCCGTTTTTCTAAGTATAAGCTGCGTAGCTTACTTATTAGCACTATTCACGATTCTCTTACATCCGACTCCCCTGAAGACGAGGTTGAGATCGTTAAGGAACTCATGGTAGATGTGTTCAAGGATCTTCCTAAGAACATCAACCGAGCATTTGGTATTGAATGGAACCTTCCCATGTGCGGCGAAGTTCAGACAGGACCAAATCTAAAAGATTTAGATTGACATATTATAAAAGTGTGGTATACTAGTAGTATGCTCACTACTAAAGGAGTGATATGAACATACATGGACACACAACTAAAACAACTTCAAGTCCTACATATCGAAGTTGGCAGTCTATGAAAGATCGTTGTTATAATCCAAATAATCCACACTATTCTAATTATGGTGGCAGAGGTATTGATGTTGCTCCGGGTTGGTTTTATAGTTTTACTAATTTCCTTGCTTATTTAGGAAAACGCCCAAAAGGAACTACACTAGAACGTATTAACAATAGTTTAGGATATTGGCCTGATAATTGTAAATGGGCTACTAAATCTGAACAACAAATTAATCAACGCCTACGAAAAACCAACACCTCTGGTCATAAGAATATCCATTGGTATCCACCATATCAACAATATCAAGTGCAAATTTGTAGGCAAGGTGTTCGAAAAACAATTGGATACTTTAAAACAATTGAAGAAGCACTAGAAGCAAAATTAACTTACTTACAAGGATTATAATATATGAAGATTCAGATTCAGTTTATTGCTGTTGAAGTTGAGGATAAAGGAAAATATCGCATGGCGGAGATCACTTTCAAGGATCTCACAAAGGGCCAAACTTCGTCTAAGAAACTAATGTCCTTTACCAATCCAATTGTCTACAAGACTTTGGTCGATGCAAAGAAGGGTGAAGTTTACACCATTGAAATGCAGAAGAATGATAAGGGTTATTGGGACTGGATTGAAGCGAGTATTGCAAATGGGGTTAGTACGGACACTGGTGGTAGTCCTGAGGCTGTCACAAAGGCCACAGGATCGACGAACTTCACTTCACCTAAGTCTACCTATGAGACTCCTGAAGAACGTGCTAAGAAGCAGGTTTACATTGTTCGTCAGTCTTCTATCTCAGCAGCGATTGACACACTAAAAACTGATAAGAAGAATCCAACTAAAGAAGAGGTTGTTGCAGCCGCGATTTTTTATGAAGCGTTTGTCTTTGGTTATGATATAGCATCACCGAAACTCGCGGATCTTCCTACCTTTGATCCTGATGATGACGTGCCAATGTAATGATTAAGGTACATGATTATCAATGTACAGATTGTGATCATATCTTTGAGAAGTTTGTTACTACAGAGGGCACGCCACAAGCGTGTCCTGTTTGTGGTTCTCCAGAGACAATACGGATTACATCTAGTACAGCATTTAAAGTAACAGGTCAAGGACAATATTCTTCTAAGATGAAAGTATGAATGATTTTTGGGCTTTTTGTGCTGGATATGGATTTGGTTCCATTGTAATTGATTTTATTGAATTGGTTTATAAACTATTATGATAGCACTGGTCGATGGAGACATCGTAGCGTATAGATGTGCTGCTAGTTGTGAGCGCACAGTGGATAAGGTACGTGTCTGTGAGGCTGAAGAAGAGATTGCAATTTTGCGTACAGAACAACTGATGCAAACAATTCTTCATTCAACTCAATCAGACAAATACCGCTGTTTTCTTTCTCCTTCCAAGAACTTTCGTTACATTGTCTATCCAGAGTACAAAGCGAATCGCAAGGACACAGTAGATCCTGTTCACCGTAAAGCTTGTAAGCAATATCTAATGGATAATTGGAATGCTGAACTTTTCGATGGGTATGAAGCTGATGATGCACTTGCTTGGAGCCAAACACAGGCAGAATATGAAGGAGAAGGCTTCAATCAACATGAAGGAACAGTCATCTGTTCTATTGACAAAGATCTTAAGCAAGTTGCTGGCTTACACTATAATTTTGTCAAAGAGGAATGGGATGATGTTAATATTACAAACGGGTTGTCTACTTTCTATCAACAAGTATTAATTGGAGATAAAACAGATAACCTATTCGGTCTTAATGGCATTGGTCCAAAGAAAGCAGCCAAGTATCTAGAAGGTTGTTACGAAGAACAAGAAATGTTTGATACAGTCTATGATATGTATCAAGATAAACATCAACTCGCGGTTAACCTTATGTGTATGTGGTTATGTCGTGAACAAGGAGTAACATGGGCAAATCGACAGGACACCCAATTAATTATACCCTCAATGTTAAAACAAGAGCTGGATCTGATGTTAGAATCTATGAAATCTTCTATGAAGACTACATAAACGGCGCATATTATGATGAAGATAGTGATGTGTATTGGCCTTGTCAGTGGTCCTTCAATGGGCGTTATGCAGACAAGCCTTCTAGCTTGGATCTCGTCAATGTCTGAGCGCAAACGTAGGAGTAAATTAGAACTTAAGTTTGAAGAAATTCTAAAAGAATCTAAATGTGATTATACATATGAAACTAAGATACTTCCTTACACTGTTCCAGAATCTGCTCATAAATATAATGTAGACTTTTCTCTTTCTAATGGTATTCAAGTCGAGGTGAAAGGCTGGCTTTCAGATCATCAAGAAAGACAAAAGTATGTGTTAGTAAAACAGCAGCATCCTGAAGTAGATCTGCGTTTTGTCTTTGACAATATTAATAAGCTTTGTGGTGGAACTAAATATTCACATAAAACATGGTGTGAAAAGAATGGCTTTCAGTATTGTTCAGTGAATGATGTGGAGACTATCCAATCGTGGATCTCAAACACTCATTAGAAACTGAGGATGGAATCTACGAAGTTTATCTTAGAACATCACAGGACGACCTCGACTATTTGCAGAGGTTGTCTTTGATGTTCTTAATTGATAAAGATATGTTTCCATTTCGATTATTGTCTGCGAAAGACACATGCAATTTTCACAATGCACCGGAGATGTTACAATGATTACCGTAAAATTACGATACTCTGACGGACAAATTACAATTAAACAATTTAAAGATAAAAAAGAAGCTGAATGGTTCATTCACAATGAAGGTGATCATTTGCTAGAAGCGAGTTATGTATGATTAGTCATCTTATAATCCCTGATACACAATGCAAGGATGAACAAGACTTTGAGTATCTAACACGAATTGGTCAGTACATTATAGAAGTACAACCTGAAGTTGTCATTCATCTAGGAGACTTCGCTGATATGCCAAGTCTGTCTAGCTATGATGTAGGAAAGAAATCATTTGAAGGTAGACGATATACTAAGGACATTGAAGCAGCTAAGAAAGCTATGCATTGTCTTCTTGATCCATTGTATTCTTATAATACTAACGCAAAACTCCAAAAGAAAAAACAATATCATCCACGAAAGGTAATGCTTTTAGGCAACCATGAGAACCGTATTGCTAGGGCTATCAATGATGATCCGAAGTTGGAAGGACTCATTAGTTACAAAGATCTCCCATACGACGACTGGGAAGTACATGATTTTCTCAAACCTGTGTTTATTGATGGTATTGCTTATAGTCATTACTTCCCTACTGGAGTTATGGGGAGGGCCGCTACAACTGCTTCCGCTATGGTTAGCAAACTGCATATGTCTTGTATTGCTGGTCATCAACAAGGTAAACAAGTGGCCTATGGAAAACGGCCAGATGGTTCTACTATCACTTGTATTATTGCTGGATCTTGCTATGAGCACGATGAAGATTATCTAGGACCACAAGGTAACAATCATTTCCGTGGAATTCTCATGGCATATGATGTACAGAACGGTTCCTTTGATGAACACTTCGTCAGTTTAAAATACCTTAAGGAACATTATGCAAAGCCCGACACATTACGGTGATACTCGCTTGATGGACCTGCTAATTGACAAGCAGGTTCCATTCGCCGAGGCCAACATTATGAAATATGTTTTTCGTTGGCGAGAAAAAGATGGTCTTAAAGATTTAGATAAAGCCAAAGTTTATCTAGAAGCTCTTATTAAACATGAGGAATTAAAAAATGCAGGCTAATACCTATCAAGACTGGACTTTATCAACCGCTATCTATCCAAAGGCAGGCACTGGAGAAGATGCAGAACTCACCTACCTTGCACTAGGTCTTAATGGCGAAGCTGGTGAAGTAGCAGACAAGGTTAAGAAACATCTACGTGATGGTAAAGCTTTAGATATTGGTGGTATTATCTATGAACTTGGCGATGTGTGTTGGTACGTAGCCCGCATGGCAGAAGCTCTTGGATATGAACTAGAAGATGTTCTTACCATTAACTATTCAAAGTTAGAGTCGCGCAAATCGCGTGATGTTCTTACAGGTTCAGGAGACACTCGATGACTATTAGGAATTATAAACAATACTTAGAAGATAATTCTGAAAAGATTCCTATTGCTGGATGTTGGTTGTGGAAAAAATATACAAACAAACGTGGATATGGAACCCTAAAGTTTAAAGGATCTATGCAATTAACACATAGAATTTCGTATTTTATTTTTATAAAACCAATTCCAGAAACTTTACAAGTTTTGCATCACTGTGATAATCCTTGTTGTATTAATCCAAATCATTTATGGTTAGGTACAAATACAGACAATGTAAAAGATAAAGTAATTAAAGGCAGAGCTGGAGGTAAATTAAATATTACAGATGTAATATATATTAGAGAATCTACTAAATCTAGTATTGAATTATCTCAAATGTTTAATTGCTCCCAAGCTCAAATCAATAATATTAAATATCACAAATCTTGGAGTCATATATGAAAGTATCCTTGTTAGATATTACAGACGATGCTTTATATAAAATTGGATTTTATAGTAGTGTTTGTTATGATTCTAATGTTGAACGAGAAGCTTGTATTCGTAGAGCAAAACACGTTGCCCAAAAAGGACATCTTGCATGTCTAAGATTTGCAACTGCAACATTTAAAATTGAAGACATTAGTCGTGTATGTTCTCATCAAATGGTCCGAAGTAAACATTTGGATTTTCTACAAAGGAGTCAACGTTATGTTGAAGAAACAGATCCAAAATTTGTATATCCAACTTCAGATACTGATTCTCGCGTCTCTGCTTTATATCAAGCAGCATATACACTATATAAAGATTTACTTAAAGAGGGAATAAAACGTGAGGATGCAAGGTTTGTCCTCCCGAATGGAGGCACTACGGAGTTGGTGGTAACTGGTAACTTTCAAGCATGGTTGGATTTCATTAAACTACGTGCAGACAAACATGCACAATGGGAAATCCGCGATGTAGCCAAAGAGATTAATAATATTCTGTCTGGACATGCTCCCGGCTTATTTAATTGGATGCCCTGATGTCAGTACTACTTACTACACTTCTCTCAGCACTTATCCCTGTTGGAGTAGAAGGAATCAAACAAGGTATTACCGCCCTAACCGGCGGTATTAAACCTACGACAGTCGCGGAGCAGATTCAACTTGAGGAACAAGATATTAAGCGGATGGCGGCTGTTGCTGCTTTGGACAATCCCGGCGGTACTCCTAGTCAGTGGGTGGTTGATCTTCGCGGCAGCTCTCGTTATATCGCAGCCTTTGTTGTTATCTTTGGCGGTGTTGGTCTTGCTTTTGTCCCCAATATCGATTTTGCTGTTAAGGCAATGGCTCTTGAAGCCGCAAATATCGCATTTGGATTTCTCTTTGGACAGCGAATTCTAACCAACTATAAGAAATAATATGAATTTTAATTTTACTATTAAGCACACACAACAAGAAACGACTAATACTACATATCGTGTAAACATTGGTCAGTTAATTTGTGGATTACAAAAATCAGGTCAGCGCCCACAATCTGTTACATTAACAGCACCAGAATTAAAATATCTATTGCATGATAATGAGTATGCAATGCTGGTAATTTGTGCATTGGATAGAACTCCAAATGACCTTTGACGACCTTCTACAGCAATTAAAAAAAGAAGATGAGGTCACAGTACTAGAGATTGTAGATGTCTCATCTGACGAGCTTGTAGATGCCTTAGAGGGCATTATCTATGACAGGCAACAACGTGTTAGGGATTACTATGGCGAAGATACAGAAGAGTTGGACCGGTAAGAAAGCTCCAACAAATCCAATTAAAAAAGAGAAGCATGATTGTCGTAAATACAAGACTGTCTATCTAGATGACCTTCGCAAAAAAGAACAACAACAAGAACTCAAGGATTTACTTAATGCAAATTAACCGTTTCAAGAACAGCTTTAGTGAGAACATTTTCCGTAACAAGTATGCACAAGGTCCAAACGATACATGGGATGCACTTGCAGAACGTTTGGTAGAAGATGTGTGTGGCACACGGTGGGGAAAAGATCGTGCACTTATGGGAGATGAAGATCGTGCGCAACTTGCACAATATATTAAAGAGTTTAAATTTGTACCCGGTGGTCGTTACCTTTGGTACGCCGGTCGTGGTAATTCTTATTTTAACAATTGTTTTCTACTGAGAGCTGAAGAGGATACACGCGAAGAATGGGCAAACCTGACACAACGAGCAGTGAGTTGTCTAATGACTGGGGGTGGCATTGGTGTAGACTATTCTATTCTACGTCCAGAAGGGAAGCCGCTGACTCGTACTGGTGGATTGTCCAGCGGTCCAATTCCACTGATGCAGATGTTAAACGAAGTTGGCCGAGGGGTGATGCAAGGTGGCTCAAGACGATCAGCGATTTACGCAAGTCTCAATTGGCTACATGAAGATATTCCACAATTCCTAAAGGCTAAGAACTGGTCTGAAGAAATCAAAGCAATGAAGAGTAAAGACTTCAACTTTGCAGCTCCTCTTGACATGACCAATATCTCTGTCAACTACGATGACAAGTGGTTGTACAATGCAGATCGTGCGAATCTCCATACTTTCGTAGAGAATTGTCGACAAGCAATGATGACAGGTGAGCCGGGCTTTAGCTTTAACTTTGGTGATAAACAAAATGAAACTCTACGCAATGCTTGCACCGAAGTTACATCAGAAGACGATAGCGACGTATGCAACCTTGGATCAGTTAATCTTTCTAATGTCCAATCACTTGAAGAATTTCGGAACATTATCAACTTGGCTTCCAAATTCCTTGTCTGCGGAACTCTTCGAGCGGACCTGCCTTATGACAAGGTATATAAAGTCCGAGAAAAAAATCGACGGCTTGGCTTGGGACTTATGGGTATTCACGCATGGCTCCTTCAACGGGGACAAGGATACGAAGTAACTCCTGAACTACATGAATGGTTAAAGGTATATAAAGATGAATCCGAACGAGCAGCAAATGAACATTGTGAGCGACTATTTATTTCCAAGCCTGTCGCTTACCGAGCCATCGCTCCCACAGGTTCTATTGGTATTCTTGCAGGGACGACTACTGGAATTGAACCTCTCTTTGCCGTTGCCTATAAACGAAGGTATCTCACAGATGGTACTAAATGGAAGTATGAATATGTGGTTGATGCAACTGCCGATCAAATAATTAAAGAGTATGGACTTGATCCAAACAAAATCGAAACTGCCTATGGATTAAGCCATGACTACGAAAAACGACTCAAGTTCCAAGCGGACATTCAAGATTACGTTGATATGTCAATTAGTTCCACCATTAACTTGCCCTCTTGGGGTAGTAAAGGAAATGGCCCAGACGACGTTAATAGATTCGCTCAGGTTCTGGCATCCTACGCCCCAAGGCTCCGCGGGTTTACATGTTACCCAGATGGAAGTAGAGGAGGTCAGCCTCTAACAGAAGTTCCTTATGAAGAAGCTATTAAACACAAAGGAATTGTCTATGAAGAGAACATTGATCGTGCTTGTGTGAGTGGTGTTTGTGGGATTTAATAATAAAAATAAAAAGGAAATCCATTGAACGAAGAGTTTAAGAATCTATTGTTAGAAACATTACGCGAAGTTCAGAAGCATGAAGATGGTGAAAAGGGTGTGGCATTTGTCACAGGTTTTGATGAAGAACCTGATTGGGAAGTAGCTATAGTCTTTCGACCTAAGAAATAGTAAACAAAACAAAGCCCCTAGTCCTTTCGGATATAGGGGCTTTTGTTATGCTAAAAACAATTGTCTTTCTTCAGCTCTACGTTTAACTAGACCATTTAGTTTAGTACTAACTCCATTAACCTTTGAGTACACCCAACGATTAAATTCATCAGCAGCTCCAGTATAATCACCACTGTTTAACTTTCTTCGCAAGGTTGATGCCTTTAAAGCACCTTGTCCTAAGTTAAATACGAAGCTTGTCAAGGCACCAAGTTGATTTTCAGTAAGAGGCACAGTGACTACTTCCAACACGTCATCTTCTGCCTCCTGATAATCATGATCTAAAAGAACCTCCGCCTCTTCGACGGAGATTGTTCTATTTAACTTGACACCATAAGTATGACCCCACCCAATTGTAGGAACACCTGCAGGACAGAGATATGATGTTAGTTTTAATCCTTCATATTTCTTGATCAAATCTTTACCTGTCATTCTTGACTCCTAAATTTATTTAGTAGACTAGCTTTACGTCCAGACTCATAGTTACTTGGAACCTTGCCTTTTGAGTTAATCAGGTAACGTGTTTCACTGTCCGCCAGACGACTCCATAGTTCAGAACCAATCATAGCTTTAAGCGCATTTCCTTCTATCCCATACGACACGATTTTTTCGATATACTTCTGGTCGCCTGTCTCGATGGCAAGATCTGCAAGGCGCTTAATCTGTGCTTGACGATTCTTATCAATCTCAGTCCGCTGTAAAGCTTTTTGAGTTTCAAATCTATCATCCACACTTCGCGTACCCATCAAACCTGCAGCAATATCAATAGGTTCTCTTGTTTTAGATGCTGTACCAGTATTACCTAATGGAAGCATACCAGTATTCTCACCCATAATATTAGTCTCATTAACACCAAAGAGTTCTTTAGTGCCATAAGCAATAGGACCAACAGGAGAAGCCTTGTTAATTGCCTTTGTTAGTTCTGCATCTGTATGTTGTTTGCCCATAGCTTGCGACAATATCGTAGCACTTCCAGTAGCAACATCCGCACCAAAGCTAATTAGTGGGAACATCTTTGCATAACTTTCTTCTGCCAAAATCACACTTGAAACTAACGTAGCAAATGTTTCATTAGAACGAACAGAAGAAGCAAGGTCAAGACCAGACAAAGAAGGAAGACCATACAACGCAGCTTTACGAGCAGCATCACTATCAGGTAGGATACGATCCATCATGGAACCATCACGTGCAACTAGATCTAGAATACTTGGTAGTGCATAGTCAGGATAAGCATTAGCTAACCATTTACGCAAAATCTCATACTCTGTAATGAACTGTGGTGAAAGTGCTCCACCAATTAAGGTTGCTGTTAGACCATATGTTAGTAGTGGTGCCCAAGTGCTAGGTTTCAGTGTTTGAAAATGACGAATATCACCAATCAGATTTGCAAGTTGTGCTTGACCAAACGTTTGTAATGGTCTTACCATTTCACCTGCAATACCTGTATGTTGAAAGACAGGTGCCTGTTCAGATCTACCATATTGAACCATCGTAGTGTCTGTACCATGCATTGCTAGTTTCTCAGCTTCTGTTTTTGATTTCCCTAGTGACTTGTAATGTTCATACATACCAGCATATGTCAAGACACGTGAGAAAGAATCTGCACCTTCATTGACTTTATTTAAGAACAAGTACTTCTTGATTCCTTCAATAAAAGAACTATCATTCTTATTCAGATGAAGTGCTTCAATGAATTGAGGTTCAAATATGTTAGTTGTTTGAGACACTCTAAACATACTGTCTTTAAGATCTTTGTTGTTAGTCGCAAGACTCAACATACCTTTACCAAAAGACAGATATGCACGAAGACCACCATCATAAGCCATGTGTCTGATTGCTTGTACCGGAGTACCCAGAACCTGACCTACAGCAAACACAGGTTTTGCCATTAGCTTTGTTAGATAGAATGTTTCTAAGACAGCATTCTTAATCTTGTCAAAGATAGGATCTCCCGGTTTAAACTCCTTACCAAGAATATCATAAACATCCTTAGCTCTAGCATCAACGAAGTTACGAACCCAATCGTCTAACACTTGTGCTTTGTTCTCTACACGATTAAGTGCAGAGTCAGTCATCTGTTGTACAGCAGCGTAAGTATCAGGAGACATCTGGTCTTTACCATTGCGAAGTAGCGGTTCTACAGAGTGGTTGATCTGCATTTTACGCAGACTGCCTGTAAAGTCACCAACTGAACTTTGGATAGCTTCTTTGAAAGAGTTACCTCTATCCTTAGCATCAAGGAAAATTTCAGATCCTTTGTAACCTTCTAAGTTAGAACGTTGTACATGGTGCTTACCTAACTTACCACCTTTGGTAATAAGAGAAGTAACAAGACCTTCAATATCCTTTTTAAGAACACCACTAGCAGATGGATACTTTGTCTCTAGGAAATCCTTGAGAGTTTCAATACCATCCAAGAATGGATTACTATCTTCAACCTTGATCTTCTCTACACCAGTAGTAGACAAGTGTTTTAAGTTACCTGTACCAATCTTCTGTAAGAAAGCCTCACCTTCAGCTTTTGTACTGAAGTGTTGACGATAAGCAGAAGCACCTTGGAAATTAACATCAACGAAATAATCACCTTTACGCACAGAAGGATACCATCCCTTACGACGAGGTAAAATATTCTTCTTACCCATCTTTTCTTGTGCTTTAACAATTGCTTCATACTGAGCATTAAACAGAACAGTTAAGGAATTAAAAATGCCTTTTTGTTCTACAGACAATTGTGTTCCATACTTGTCTAATGTTTCGTGGTACTCTAGACTCTCTTCGAATCCTCGCTTAAACATATCATGCACAGCAGCCATATCTTCTGGCTTAGATGTTTTAACAACCATGTAAGCACTGGCTTTATCTTTGATCTTTGACATCTTGGCGAAAATGCCTGCTTTATTCCACGTATCTCGAAGAACCTCTCCGAACCAAAGATTATTAGAAGTCTTACTAGAGTTTATTTCAGCTTCACGAATTTTCCAATAAACATCTTGAATAATCGGATTGTCCTTGAAGATCTGAGCTAGACCTGTCTTACCAAACATCTTACCTGCAAGATGATGTAGTCCATGACCAAGAGCATCAATAGCTCTACGCGAAAGTGCAGTGGTTTGATTGATGTCAAATTCTACTGGTTTGGTTTTATCTTTTTGTAGTACAAACCAACCAAGATCATACACTTTATTTGACACTTCTTCTAAAGTGGATTTTGCAAACGGATAAGCATCTGGATCACGATTAGCAAGAATTAATTTATCATTTCTTTCTAATTGAATTTTCTCAAAGATTGTTTTCCCTGTCTGTTCAATAGACTCTTTATTTCTAGAAATAATATCAGAAACAATTTCATCTACAAAGTTTTGCTTTGTTAGATTAAATTTACCACTTAATTTTCTATATGAATCTGATAACATTTTACCAAGAGCAACAAGGTACTTACTCTTAGGTGCAAACTTATCTAAGACATGATGATACATTAATGCACGTGCTGTGCGCTCTGCAAAGAATTCATGGAAAGCTATTTGTGTTTTTAGTAGAGTTGCGGAATCATTGGAGAAGATAGGTTCAATTTTATTTTTAGAGAGATAGTCTTTAAAAGCATTATCTAAGTTAGTAAGATCTTGTATATGGGTAATTGTTTCTTTTAGATATTTATTAAATAGAAAATGTCCCATTTCATGTGCAGCTACTCGTAAATCACCAAAAGCACCTTTACCAAAACGTTCTGCTAGAGCAGTACGATTTAAAGAAATAACTGTAGTGTTACCAACATGAAATACAAATCCAGTTTTATTAAAAGTAGTATCTACAATGAATACTTTTTCTTTACCTAAACCTAATGTCTCAAACATTTTTCTCAGGACACGTTGCAATTCTACCGGAATAGTAGAATCAAAGTGAATATCTGATTTTTTGATACTAGAAAACAAATTCATATTGTTTAGAAAAGGTTCTAAACTATCAGTTTGTCCAACTATTTTTGTTGCTTCTTCAATTGAAGTGAACTTTTCCTTAGGAACATTTGGAGGTTCCACTGCAGGTTTCCCTACAGGCTTATTCATCTTATCACGAATTTCACTTGAATTTTGCAGAACGTTTTCCATTGCTTGTTTGTGCATAGCAACTTGACGTTCTAGTGAATCTCGCATTGTAGTCTTAGCTGCAATATCAAACGTACCATGATCACCACCAGCTTCATGTGCAGCAATCTGTTTATTAACAGCCTCAAGAATCCTAGACAACTTATTATAGTTATATGAATGATGTTGCCAAGCTTGTGCAGGACTCCGCGTACGATCATCACCCGGAGATTTGAACTCCTTAGGTTCAGCACGTTGTTCGTGTGTATATGCTTCTGGTGGAGGAAGATTAGGATCAACAGGTTCTGCTTTAGGAGCAGGTGTTTCTTGCTTACCTTCGAACCAGCCAAGATCAGGTTGTTCTCCACGCTGTAGAGATTCATATACTTTGATCTCTTGAGTAAGAGCCTCTCTACGAGCATCATGTAATGAACCTGGAACGTCTTGTTCAGTACGTTGTGGTAGATTATCTAACACTTCGCGTGCACGATCTAAACGTCGTCCAAGAGCTTCAGGGCTCATAGACATAGCCTCACCTACCCGAGACAAAGCAATCTCAACTGGCGAGCTTCTAGGGGCCTCTGTGGGGATCTTCTCTAGAGTATCTTCTGGTACTAGACCACCTTGCTCTTCACGGACCATATCTTCTAGGGTACGATCAATAGGTTCCTGATAAGGGCCCCGTGCAGCTTTCTGACGAGCCTTACGTTGATTGACAATATCAGAACGAAGAATCTTGTTAGCAGTAAAATGAGACTCTGGAATTTGCGTTGGGTCTGCTAGAATATCTTCCATAGAAGTAATCTTATCAGACAATTGACGATGTTGGTCTTCTAGTTCTTTGAACGTATCCAACATGTGTGAAGGAATGTCACCTTCAGCAGAAGCAATAGCATCATTGACTTCTGTCATTGCTTTTTCTATATTGCTTAATTTGTCAAGAGAAGAATTATAAGCACGATTCAAAAGAACCAATTCACCACTAGAAGTAGTAAGACCATCGGCTTTAATAGATGGATCTACTTTGTCTACTTCTGGAATAGGTGGTTTTGCGGTTGGTTCAGTTCCCTTACGTGAAGGTGTAACCATACCCATAGGACCACCAACCATAGCAGCAAGTGCAGCCCCTTCTAGTGTAGGTTCAAAAGCTTTCTTACCTTTCTCAGTAGTAGCTTGTGCGGAAATCGCACCTTTAACGAGAGAGTCTTGAGCAGCGTTGATAGCTGCACCAGAAGCAAACTTCTTAAGAAGAGAACCACCGATAGCCCCCGGTAGAGCAACACCAGCAAGATTACCTAATATGTCAAGAGCAGCTCCACCTTGGGCAGTACCATTCCAACCGCCGTCTTCACCAGCATCAACTAAAGTTTTACCAGTATCGGCAGGAGAGAATGGGAAAGACAAGAGTTGCATTGGAAGTGTAGACAAGACACTAGCAGCTTTACCACCGAAGGTTTGCTGTTCAGCATCTTTAGGAACCCAATAATCTTGTGTAGATTTTAGGGTATCTTCCATTCCTTTGTAAATCTTGTCTTGTGTTTCATCAGCACCAACTAGACCAGCACCAGCACCTGCAACCAAACCTCCCCACTTGATTAGTGGAGAGGCTACATTTGCCATACCGATACCGAAATCTTCAGACAAGGTTGTATCACGCTTTTTGGGAGAAACTGTTTCCCAACCACCTACATCTTCCCAACCATCGTTGGATGATCCTACAGTTTCCCAATCAGACATGTTTAATTTCCTTTAGCTTTTCGTTGTACTTTACCATCGACTACACGATAGTCATATTTAGTTGGTTCATATGCAATACCAGAACCTTCAACTTGTTTTTGTAAAGACTCTTGTTGGACAGGAGGAGCTTGTCCAGTTACAGGAGCAGTGTATGCAGACTGTGCTGGTTTGGGTTGGAACAAACCCTTCAACGCTGGATTGTTTGGATCTAGATCATTACCCGGTTGAATCTTAGCAGCAAGAATAGCATTCTGTAGTTCAGCAAGTTCTGCAGCATATTCATCAGGAGTAATCTTACCTGTTGCCATCTGACCTTGTAGATACTTAACAAGAGCTTCCTGTGCAGTCTTATCTCCACGAACAGCAGCTTGTTTCATACCAGCAATTCGTTGACGACCAGCAAGATCAAGTTCTTTTAGATCCATTGCAGAATCTGTCTTCATACCCAAGAGTTTCTTCTGTTGCATAAACTTAGGATCAATCTCAGACAATGTATCAGCAAGAAAAAAGCCTTGTTGAGCAGCAGCTTCACGTTGATTGTCTGGAAGAGAAGTATCTCCTTGACGTTCAACATCACGATACATATTACCAAACAAACGATTCTTAGAAGCTTGTTGTTCTAATTCTGCTCTATCAGCAAATTGTTGAAAAGGCTGCTTGGCTTGTGCATTCTGACCAGCAGTTAGATTAGAATAACCCTGCCCTTCAATCATATCCGTCATACCTGTCTGATACCGTGGATCTGTCTTGTAGTGGTTCGCTAATAGATTCTGAGCAGTGGTCTGTTCATCTAAAGGATTCTGTACTTGTGCATGTTGATTTGCTAAGAACTGTTTGATAAGTTCTAGTTCAGCTCCCTGATCAGCATTTGCAGCATTGAACCCTTGATACATTGCACCTAGACCAAACTCAGGTTTGTATCCTGTTTCAATCATTGGTAGTGCCATTATGCGGCACCTTTAAGTTTACTCATCATTTCCATAATCTGTTGCATTGCTGCAGAGTTCTGATTAGTACCTGTATTATAACCAAGAGCAGACATCATTGGAGAAGTTGTACCTTGTGCACCATACTTCAATGCTTGTATGATCTGTTCTAGACCTTGATTACTAGGATTGATACCAGCACCAGCAGGTTGCTGTAAACTATTGATATAGTTCTGTGCGACTTTCGCTTGTTCTGCCATCATCGCTGGGGAGCTTGTAGCTGAGTTAGAACGGCGCCCAGCAGCCGCATCCTTAATTGCTTGTATATTTGCAATCTGATCCACTTGTGACTTGACAATGGGTTGTCCATATGGGTCGGTCATAGCAGCAGCAAGTTTCTGTTGCATTGCATCTCGCATTGAGTTAGCTCCCATTGAACTAGCTCCAGTAGAAGCAACATCATAAGGAGAAGTGCGTTGTTGCTGTTGTTGGACAGCTTGAGGAATTTTACTAGCCATTCGTTTGTTCGAGCGACCTTCTAATAAAGCTGCACCTATCGTTCCTAATTGCTTTCCAGTAATACCAGAGTTACCATTAAAAAGATTACTCAATACACTAGAGATACTATCCATACCACGATCTAAACCACTACCTTGAGATTGGGTTTGATTAAACCATTCTGGCGGAGCCATTGTCTGACCACCAGTAAATTGTCCCATTTCATTTGGTTGGGACGAACTCCAAGGAATTCCTTCTGATGGGTCCCATCCTGTATTAAAAGTAGGCATAGAAGTTAGACCGGGATTATTTAACTGATCCTCTGAATAACCACCTTGGTTCATCCAACTAGTGTCTACAGGAGCTCCTGTGTACATATCATTCGTTTGTGTATCCCAGTTAAAGTCACTAGTATCACCACCATAAATACCAGAATCATACATCCCGCTGAAATCTTCATCATCCATTATATTTCCTTTGTGTAAGTAGTATATTGGTAGTATACCATAAGTTTGTAACTTTGTCAATCATTATAAAGAACCTGTCCATTGTGTGCGCATAGCAGGTAATGTAACTGTTCCTGCGGTTGTACCGGGCACATCTGTAGAATTTAAAGTAACTGTATTAGTACTAGCCCAAATGTAATGTCTAGTTTTTGCTCCAACAGGTATCTTTAAAGTTGCTGTAAAGAGAACTTGATCTTCAACACTTGGAACAACTTCTTTAGATCTAGCTGAATACCTTAAAATATTAAATCCTGATCCTGTATCAAGTTCTGCATAGAAATATACTTTTCTATTACCCGAACTAGCAGAAGCATTTAATGTTAAAGACATTGTATAAACACCACCATTAACAAATGTAAACTCTCCTGTACCAATATTATAAGTAATACCGGAGGTATTAACAACAACAGCATTAGCCGGAGAAAACAAAGTCGGGGTAATAGGTAGCACTGTTCCAGAGGTTTGCAATTCAACATCCAATTCATTACTCATCCCTGCATATTGAATAGCAGACAAATGATAATGTTCTCCAGCAGTTCCACCTTGAATTGTCTGTAAATCATTATGTTTTCTAACTGCAATGTCGGTTATATTAGAACCTGCAAAGTTAATAACATACCAAGGAACAGATCCAGTTGTAGAAACATAATTTCGTAATTGTCTATACCATTCCATCCATGTAAATGAACCAGGCTTGTCGTTAATTGGAGGGGGCGGTAGAGTAGTATCTGCCATTATGTTGCTCCTTCTTGATACTCAACCTCAACAGATTCAAGTCGTAGTGGAGCATTACTATTATGAAAGAATCGAAAAGCACGTCTACGAAAAGAACCTAAACGTTGGAAAGCTGGAAAATCATCATTCATATTAATCTGTTTTTCATTAGACCATGTTTGGTAGTCATCATCTGTCCAATAGAAAGAAACAATATTATTAGGTGAATAACTATCACCAACTAGTTTAAGTGAAGACATGAACTTTCTATGATAACTATCCATATCATATTTATTAGTTACAATATCACATAGAATTGTAGTTTCATTGTCTACATAGGAATTAACATCTACTTTGTAGATTGTACCATTAGTGGAGTGTAAAACAAGTGCATACCCAAGACCAGGATCACACATGAAATCGTAAGTAAAAACTCCATGATTTCCAGCGGTGTTTGTAGACCACTCATGCCATAGTTTTTCGTCCACATCATATACAAGAGTCCTTCCAGTAGTTTTTAAATTGATAACATAAAACAAATGACCTTTTGTGCGAATACCAAATCCACGACAATCATCCATATCGGATTCAGCGTCTAGCAAACGCTCAATATACTCATCTGTAATTTTCTGGGGTTGAAAACCTTTAATAAGCCAACCAGCCCGGCCACCTGATTCAGAAGCAGAGATATACAAACAAAACTGTTCATTTTGATAAATTGCGTATGGTGCCGCTGTGCCCATTTGAATTGTAGTAGAATCATTTCTAGACAAAGGTGATCCAGCAGCATTCGCAGCATCATAGAAAAATTCAATTGAACTATGACCTAAAACAACAACTTGATTATTCTGCCTAGCTAATGCTCGAATATCGTCTGGAAACATTTCAGCAGTTAGGTAACTATCAGTAACCCAGCTTAGGGGGTTATCTAAAACACTAGTATAAACATCACTACCTTTTGCTAAGACAATATAACCATCAATAAATGTTGGAGTTGGAATATGAGGAGTTGGAAAATCCGCGTCAACAATCGTTGTTACTAAATCATCTGATTTAATAATATAACCTTTAATACCATCACAAAAGAAAACATAGTTTCCAATAGAAGCAGAGTTAGCATTAATCATGCCAACATATCCAGTTGAAGTGGTTAATACTTGTTTAGCTGTAGTAGTACTTGATGTAATTCTATACAAAGTATTTCCAATAACTGTCCACACTGCTCCATTAAACCACAACATTCCACGCCCTTCTCCAGTAACACCAGAAGAGTTGTAGATAGAAAGTCCAGGTCTTTTTGTAATGAAAATTTTCGTGTTTTCTAGTTGATCAACTTTGCGAGTTTCAGGAAACATATTCACAAAGCGTTGGTCTTTTGTACTACTTGAATCTCGATTAGAATATGCTCCCATTAAAGGAAGACGAATCTTTTGAGGTTGTCCGGCTTGTGATTGTTTTGCCATTATTTATTTCCACGTTGAAAAAGTGAGTTCAATGTATTTGAACGTTGCTTTGTATTTTCGGCAGTGTTTGGAGATCCATTAAGAGACCTGCCTAAACCTGAGATTAAAGCTGATTGTAACATACCTTGACTAGTATTCTTTTTAAATAAATTAGAAGCTAAACTACCACCAGCACCAGAGATAAAATTACCAACAGCTTTTGCACCCGGAGAAGAAAAACTTGAATTATTAAACATACTCCCTAATCCACTAGTTACTCCACTACCAACTCCACCAGCAAGTGCACCTCTCAAAATATTATTTCCTGAAATTGCAGAACTTACACCACCTTTAATAGCTCCTGTAGCTGCAGCATTCGCAGTAGTACCCATACCCGTTAAATCAACACCATTCAATCCAGCACTTAATCCCATTCCAGCAACAGAACCTAAGACACCTTTACCATTTCCAGTAGAAGCAGAATCAATTCCAGAAATTGCAGAACCCACCCCCGGCAAGAATAAATCTACAATCATTGGAGCAATCTTTTGAAAGTATGGAGACTGTCCTTCTGTAGTAGATTCTCCTGTAGTTGCTTTTTGGACAACATTATGAAGAGGATCAATCTTGTCTAAGAAAGGATCCAGATGTTTAAAGATACCACCTAACAAACCAGTCTTCTGTTTGAGTTCCTGTTTAGAATAACCACTATTTGGATTATAACGAACAATTGTATTACCACGTGTCCATGAATCCCCATAATGCGTAGGTGTAACAGGAGAATAATCAGAATGATTGTATTCCCATCCTTGTCTACTCTGTCCGGGTTTAAATCCCATGTTAGCATACTTATTTATATTAGCAAAAAAGGATTTTGGATCTCTAGTTGGGACTTGTGCAGTACCATCCTCATTATACCTAGTAGGTGCGTTTTCACGACCTTTTAAATAAGTATCACCAAATTCACGTATACTTTGATTAGCTAAACTTTTACCATACATACTAGGTAAAGATACACCAACAGTTTCGAACTGAGCTTGAAGCGTTTTAGGTGCATACTCATATCCACCTTTTTGTGCTAAACTATAGGCACCTGTTTGTGTATAGGGATTATCTGTTCCATAGTAACCGGCTTGATTTTTACCACCTTCTGTGTAATCACCTAAAGTGTTTCCAAGAAAAGCTCTAGTCTTTGTATCTATTTGTGGATTAGACACTTCGTGGAACCCAGCTCCACGAAAACCACTTGTGCCCCGATCAGACCAAGTACTAGAACCTGGCACATTACTTAATTGACTAGTACCTTGTTCTTGTGCTTGGCGTAGCGCACGATTACGCTCTCGCTGAGATTGACCAATTGTGTCTTGTAGGGTTTGATCGTATTGTTGTGCAAGATCCATTACCATGATCTATTTTCTCGACCAAAGAAAAGAGAACCCTCTTCTAATCCAAAGTTGAGCGCCTCTTGTTTAATGATAGACATTTCTTGCCACAATGTTTTACGACTAGCCATATCTAAACCATATTCAGGAGCAAGTCTTGTAGCTAGACCATAAGTAATAGCATCATACCATTCTTGTGGAAAATCTGGTGTATCATTGGCAGCATCGAAATCTTCAAATGAGCGTTGATAGTAAATTACAATTGTGTTAGCTGTTTGTTCAACAGTAGAAGGCACAGGAAACACATGTAAAATTCCATACTCATTCAAAGGCTCATAATAAATTTGAATGGGGTTTCCTCTAGAGGTTTTATTACCTAGAATGTTATATTCCTGTCTAGTAATAATTCTAATTGGAACATCTACATTAGAAGATACATTATGATTAAAAGCTTGAATAACTTTCAGAGGTTTAGGGGTATTAACAGTTTTACCAAGACCAATTTGATATGTAGATACACCAGTTGTTAATGGTACACTAAAAGACTTAATTGCCCACAAGGGCATTCCATCAGCTTCCCAAGCCTTTACTAAACCATTCAAGGCAACAGCAGCTTCAGTCGTCTGATTAGTTGTGGGTGTCTCTCCTTGAGCTAAGACACCAATAATACGTAAAGCTCGTTTGATGATGTCATCACGACTCACAGAAAAATCTGTGCTGCCACTAGTTGCCATGTCCTATCCTTTCAATTTAATGAGTGT